CGAGGTTTATGCTAAGGTTAAGCTTGAAAACTGGGATGCGCCGAAAGGGGTTATTGACCTATACGAAAAACTTGACGGACCAAATCTAAAATGATCTCAATCGACATCACCACCAACGGCGCAGAGATAACAATCCCTGCGGGGCTAGAGAAGTTGCTGAGTAAGGAGAGCTTCAAGAAGTTCAATGAGGTGGGCGGTAGGGCTGCACAGCAGGCAGCAAAGGAATATCACAAAGACTTTAACCAAGCCCACAAGTGGCGCGGTCCAAGGTATCTAGGTGCTGGGGCTGGCCGCTCTGGCGAGTTTGGCAATGAGATAGAAAATGCTTGGACATTTGAAGGCAGCGACAATAGCGGGGCAACCATCTCAAACGATGCCAGCTTTTACAGGCATAAGGTTTATGGCGGCACTATAAAACCAAAGAGGGCTAAGAATTTGAGCATCCCCGTGGTGGCTGATGCCGTAGGGCGCAGAGCTAAGGATTATAAAGGCAATCTGTTTTTTCTTAAAACCAAGAAAGGCACAAAAGGTCTATTTGAGCAGGATGGCGACGACATAAGAATGGTTTACCTGTTAAAAGAGCGTGTTGATCAAGACCCTTGGCCAGATGCCTTGCCACCAACGCCACAGCTAGCACAAGCATTTGGCGAGAAGTGGTCTGGGGAAGCAATCAAGGAGTTGGAGAAAATATTAGCATGATTAAGAAGGCACTGAAATTTTTAGACGCTATCGCCTTCATTGTGGACAAGATCATCGTGCCAGATGATGAATGGGATGAGCAAGAATGGGCAGATGAAGAATATGAGGTTGAAACCCGCGCCTTCTTTTCTAGCCGTGTTGAGAACGCACGCTTTCTTGACAGGGCTAAGGGCTTTCTTGGCGACCGCATCCAGAACGTCACGGAGCAGACACCGGGAGGCACAGCACTGAAGGCTGGCGGCCGTGCTGACTTTGTTAGGGACATGAGAGAATTTATGGTCAAGGAGGGCATGGCTAACGAGGATGAGTTCAGAGATGCCGTTGGTGTCACTGACATCCGCAGTGAGGCACGGCTCAAGCTAATCTATGATACCAACCTAAGACAAGCTTACGGCTACGGAGAATGGAAACAGGGGCAAACGCCAGCCATCCTAGAAAGCTATCCAGCCCAGCGTTTCCGCAGGTCATTCAAGGTCACCACACCGAGGCCGCTGCATGTTGAGAATGATGGCGAGGTAAGGCTAAAGTCTGACATCGCTTTCTGGCTCGACATGAACAATGAGGAGATTGGTGGCTTTAGTGTGCCGTGGGGGCCGTGGGGCTTCAACAGTGGCATGGGGGTTGAGGATGTCAGCAAGGAGGATGCAGTCAAGTTAGGATTGCAGGTTGATGGCATTAAGCCAACCAAGGGCGAGCTAAACGACAACCTCACATATTCCACAAAGACAATGGATGATGATGTTAAGGCCAAGCTGAGAAAAGAGCTAGAAGCGTTCAAGCTGGCACGCAAGAAATTCATTGCTAGAGGTGACGAGTTGGGGATCAGATAGCGGGACCACACCGAAACATTGCACAACTCCAAAAGTCTAGCGTAAACTGCTAGCCATGATCGTCACAGCTTTAGACAGCAAGATTACAGAGGACAACGGCCTCGCTCAAATCGTCTATATCCCGGAGGGAGTGCATAACATCACCCCTAGCGTTGATGGCGTTGCTAAAAACGTCACTGTTAAAATGACCCCAGAAAACGGGCAAGGGATAGCTGAAGTAATGCAAGCAAGCCTAACGGAAAGGCTTGAGCAAAATGTCCGTCCTTACTTTGACTTCGATCACAACGACACTGGACCAGCAGCCGCCCTACCTAAACGCTTCTATTATGAAGAGGGCAAGGGCTTGATGATGGAGTTAGAGTGGACTGGCAGCGGCAAGCAAGCCATTGATGCTAGAGATTATTCATATTTTTCCCCCACCTTCCATCTAGGCGATGATGGCGTTCCCGTGGGGCTTCCCTCTACGGGACCAGCGGGCAGCCTTGTTAACGAGCCTGCCTTCCGTAATATCCCAAGAATAGCCGCTGCATTTGCGGATCAACCAAACAAAACAACAATACCAATGAGTGAACTTATCACATGTGGCCTTCTAACAGAGGCAGAAGGTGGCAGCGTAGAGCTAGCCACTAAGCGTGTCGAAGCTCTCAAAGTCGAGGCCGCCAAGGTTGAAGCTTTGCAGTCTAGCCTTGACGAAACAACCGAAAAGCTTGAAGCCGCCGAGGCCAAGCTGCAAGAATCCAAAGAAGCATCTGCCGCCTCAGTTATTGAAGCAGCTATTGCAGATGGACGCATCGCAGCTAAGGATGACGTAACCCAAGACTTTTGGAAACAGCAAGTTGTCGCCAATGGTGACTCTGCTATCGCAGCTCTCAATGCAGTGCCAAAAATTGGCGGTGACATTACCGAAGCTAAAGTCAAAGCATCTGCTGAGGCCAAGGAAACCAAAGTCGAGCTTCACGGCACAGCACTTATTGCTGCCGCCCTTGCCGACGAACAAGAATCTAACTAAATAATACAATGGCAAACCCAACATTACTAGACATCGCGAAGCTTAACGGCAATCGTAAAGAAGTCGGCTTGATTGAGTCCGTGCTTGATGCAGCCCCAGAAATGGAAATCCTGCCAGCTCGCACTGTCTCTGGAACAAGCTACATGACGGTTGACCGTCACTCGCTCCCAACTACCGGGTTCACGAAAGCTAACGAAGGCATCGCACCAAGTAAGTCTGACTTTAAGACTCGCTTAGTCGAAACCTTCATCTTCCGTGGAGCTGTTAACGTGGACAAGGCAGTAGCTACCGCCTATGAAGACGGTGCAGCCGCTTACCAAGCAATCGAAGCTCAAGGCGTTATGCGCTCCGCTATGATTGAAATTGGCAAGCAGGTTTACTACGGCACTGACGAAGATGCTAACGGCTTTGACGGACTCCAAGCAATCAACACAGCACACGTTGCTGGTGGTTCTGGACTTCGCATTGACGCAACTGGCTCAACCGCTGACACCGCATCCTCAGTCTACGCTCTCAAGCTAGGACCAGAGTTTGTTCAAATGGTTTACGGCGGTGGCGCACCAATCAGTCTCCCACGTTTCCGTGAGGAGTCTGTAACTGACAGCAATAACGGTCAGTATGATGCCTACGTTTCCAACCTTACAGCATGGGCTGGATTGCAGTGTGTTCATCCATACGCAGTCGGCCGTATCTGCAACCTTACAGCACAAGCTGGCAAGGGACTTACAGACGAGCTTCTTGCTGAGATGATTGCAGCGTTCCCAGTCGGGTTCACTCCAGACGTTCTCCTCATGAGCCGCCGTTCACGCCGTCAACTTCAGACAGCACGCGCTGGCTTAGTTTCCCTTCAAGGTGATGCTAAGACTGGAACGCTCGGAGGTGGATCTGGCTATGTGCCAACTCCAACTAACTTTGAGGGCATCCCAATCGTAGCAACTGACTCCATTATCAACACCGAAGCAATCGTTGCCTAATCCCAACCCGCTAAGAAGATCGATGAAAACAGCAACTTACCATCAAGCAGCTAACGGCTCTAAAGAGTTATACGTTTTGGCTGAAAATGACGACCACACTGTTAATCTCGGACTCGAAAATGGCACGGCAATCGTAACTGGTTGCCGTGTCACGGAGGGTTTTGAAATCGGTGCTTGCACCATCATCGCTCCTAAAAAGGCGGCTAAGAAAATAACCAAAAAAACCAAAAAACAATAAATTATCATGGCTTACGAATTCAATCGCAACCAAGTTGACGCTTCTAAGGAAGTTTCAGTCACAATGTTAACTGGTGGTGCTAACACCCCATCAATCGACCTAGAGCAAGAAATCGGTGGAGACATCGAGGCAGTTGCTGCTGAGATCGAGATCCCCGTAGAGGCACTTCTCACAGATGCTAAGAACCTTTTCTTTGCTCTTGAGGACTCTGCTGATAACTCCTCGTTTTCGGCTTTAGATCCGGCAATCACCACCTCCGTTGTCGGAGCGGGTGGAGTTGGCAATGCAGCCAAGAGCGTTCGTTTCCGCTTGTCTCCAGCAACTCGTCGCTACATCCGTGTAGCTCAGACTGCTGACAGCACACCGGGAACACTCGCTAACGATGTGACCTTGCGTCTCTTGTTCTAAAAGACTCTGTTTCATAACAATATAGTGTAAGCCCTGCCGTCCGTGTCTAACATGCGGCGGTAGGGCTTTTTCTTTATCATCATGGCTTGGATTACATTAACAACAGACGACATCCGCAACAGGCTTGCCGAGTGTGAGCTTGAGGCCATTGAAGAAACTGGCGGTGGCACTGGCGATAGGCTCGCTGGTATCCTTGACCAAGTAACTAGCTTGGTAAGGGCTAAAGTCGCAGCATGTAACCGCAATGAGCTAGGATCGGCAGGGACTATCCCACAAGAGTGCCTACACTCAGCCGCTACCATCGCACGCCACAACCTAAGAGCCACATTGCCAACCACTGGCAGTGAGGACGAGGGTGAGATGCGGCGCAGCGAATACCAAGATGCTATGAACTTCCTCAACGATGTTGCTGATTGCAAGATTGGCATTGTATTGGAGTCAACATCAGAGATTGGTGGCCGTGCTAACGGCTGCTACGGAGGCGAGGACAAATATGTATTCTAATGAGCGTTTACCTCGACAGGGCAGACCAGATGGCAACTCTCATTGAGGGGCTTTTTGATGATGGTCAAGTTGCTGTTGTAGTTGACCGCCAGAAAGATATCACCGCTGAATTTAACAAGCGCATAGGCAAAGTCAAAGGTGGCGTTGCCGTCATTGAGTGGCTAGGGGCATTAACAGCTAATGTTGACCTAGATGACCTTCGGGTAGCAAGTAAATACTCAATTACTGTAATCACTAAACCAATCGTGCGGGACCACGCTGACTTATTGCCAATAGACGATCTTGTAGAGACAATAGCATCATCATTACATGGATATAACCCAGATGCTAACAACTGCCTAGACGGTATGAGAGTTACTAGCATTGACCCAATATCCAATCAACAATTTAGAATTTACATCATACGAGTAGAGCAAGACTTACAATCATGAAAAAGACAGCTAAAAAAGAAACCGAAAATAAGCCTCTTGAGGTTGTAGCCGATCCCGTAATGGTTAAGGTTGAAATACTTGTTAACAAGACGAAAGTTCGTTCCATCATCTGTGCCAAGGGCGCAGTTTTACCTTTACCCAAAGAGCAGGCCGATGCTCTGGTTAGCGCAGAGCTAGCTAAAATAATTGGCATCTAATCATAACAAAACAAAACAATGGCAGCACAATACTACCTACAAAAGCGGATCATCGGAGCTTTCGTTGATTTTATCCCCCACGGTGAAACCGTGGATGCAATCGTAACTTCACCCGTTCTCGTGCCAGACGAAGATCCGGAGGAGAACTGGACGGATTACAACATGGGCTGCGCCCAAGATGTTCAGTTTGAATCTGAGACTGAAGACGACGAGGACTACTGCCCAGCACTGACTGGCGGTTACTCTAAGAGCATCACACGGACCACTGTTCGTGATGAAATCATCGTTACACTCAGAGACCACTCCGAGCCTGTCTTCCGTTTACTGCTTGGCCTCAATCAAAAGCTTACAGGGGCAACTGGCCAGCAGCCTTTTGAAAACCTTGGCGACCGTGAAATCACTGGATGGCTTCGCCTCCGTGGTATCGGTGCAGCGGGATCAACTACAGAGACTTTGGCCAACGTCAAGGTTGAGGTTAAGATGCGTATCAGCGATTATCCCGGTTGGACTAAAGATGCAACTAAGCCAGTTGTAGCCTTTGAAGTAATTTCCAATAGCCTCAATGACCTCATCGATGATGGAGTCCTAGCAGCCTAATCCGCTGTTTTAAGTAAAATCTAAAAAGCCCATCACCTGCGCTCAATAGTGCGGGTGGTGGCATACATACTCATGCGCT